GCTTCGATCTCTGCCATTAACACTTTCCCATTTTGTTCGGCGGCGATTTCTAACAATTGAGCCAGTAACGGGTTGATAGTTTCAATGCCATCTTCGTTGTAGCTGACATCACCTAAAGCGCTTTTCTTACCAAACATGGCAATTATCTGGTCAGTAGTCCGCTCCCCCCGAAAGGTCTTATCTAAGCTGTCGTCATCGCCATCTTTGGCTTTCCAATCCGGGGCAGAAGCAGCAGCCCCCAATTCGTCAAACATATCGGGAGTCCACTTGTCAGGTGTCCATGCCTCCTTAGCAGGCGACCCTGCCCATTCACCAGTAGCAGCAGTAGCACCAGTAGCAGCACCTGTAGGCTGAAAGCCGAAGAACTCATTCTCCCCCCACATTTGTCCTAACAGGCCAGAATCTGCTGCCGATTCATCTGCAAATCCCGCAGAGCCAGTTGGGCCTCCAGAGTCGGGTAGCGAGGATTGGAATGCGGGGTTAGTATCACCGCCACTCCGGGGTTTAGGCCCAATACCATATTTTTCGTATAGTTCTCTCGCAGCCTTAGATTCTGCTACATCTTTTTCATACTCAGCTAGTTCCTTGCCTGTAAGACCTCCTTTATATTGTCCCGGAAAGAACCGACCTTGCGCCGGTTCCGGTTCAGTTTTAGGGGCGAACTCCCCAATTCCCTGCTCTTCCCGCTCGCGCTTGAACCTTTGAGCAGTTGATTCGGTTACCAGCGCCGCCCTTGCCTTTTGCTCCGGGGTTGCGTCTCTTGATGTTGCAGCGAGTTCAGTGTCCGTCAGTACCTGCGGACGCGAAGCAAGTGGGTTCTGTAATTGCTGGGAGACTAAGTCCCGAATAACAGTCTTATACGGAGTCCCTCTAGTTCCTGTACCAGCAGAAAACGATTCGACATTTTCAAGAGGGATTCCAAACTGATCGGAAAGTATCTGAGAAGCCGCGGAATAGTCTTTAGCCTCTGGGATGTTTACTTGCCTCTGCCCCCCAACTGAATCTTGCCACTTTTTTGGAATTTGGAAGAAGTAAGCCATTAGACACCCCCTAGCGGGTCGATCTGATTCGGAAGCGGTTTGATTACAACCTTCTTGCCTCCGGGCGGGCTGAGAACTGGAGCCTGAAGCTGCTTGGGTACGCTATCCAACATTCTTTTTACGTGTTCATCGAATTGATTGAATGCACCCTCTATGAGTACATTTTCTTTTTTAGCCATTATCTTCCTGCCGGGAGACTTGATGTTGGAACGCGCTGATTACCTGATCTTGCAGGACTGCTTATCTGGCGCGCTGTGAGATCAGCTTCACCCAAAGACCCCGGAATTACAGGTCTGGTTGTTGTAGGCATACCAGTTCCGAGTGTTTGAGGTCGAATACCTGCTTGGTTGCCGGGGGCGAAATTACCAGCGTTCTGGAGTTGATTAGCACCTTGAGTATCAAGAACACTTGCTGCTAATTGGTCGGCGTCACTTGCGCCAATACCAGTTGACTCTATCAAGCCTTCCAGAAGTGGAATGCGTTGTGCTGCGATACCCTGAAGAATGCCCTGAATGTTTTCGCTCTTGAGGAAGTTCTCGGCAAGGAGTTTACTCTGGACTTCGAGTGCATTGGACACACCGGCTTCTCGTAGAGCCGTGTCATGGTCAACAAATCCTTCTCTCCATCGCTGAGACCAGATATTGAGAAGCCTTTCGCGTTCTTCAGGGGCGGTCGGATTGAGTTGCACGAAGTTGACATGGTGACCGTTGATATCTTTTGGAGAGATTGACGCGTTGATAGAGCCTGACTCAGTCTGCCCCCAGACGGTGACTCTGTCCCGAACTACATGCTCAATGATATTCAGCACGATCTCATTGCGGTGTTGCAATCCACGGTTAGAAGCATCGAGCCAAGCGGCAAAGTTGAGCCTGCCAATACCGGACAGTACGGCAGTCTCATACCCCGAAGATGCTCCTGCGGGCCTTTGACCGCGAGTAACTGACGGGGCGGTGTTGGACTCAATCCCTTCAGAAACAATAGACCTAGCTATGTTGATGGTCTGGGGCGGCTCCGGGACTCTTGGCACTTCGACGCTTACGTTAGGTGTAATTACATTCTTTGCACCCGGAGCGTCATCGTAGTTATTCATCGTCTCATCAGCCATCCCCGGAGGGCCGGTGAAATTAGTAACCGGGTGAGTAGACTTGGTGACGATGTCGATGTACTGAGATGCAAGTTGAGATTCTGCCCGAATCATCTCTATGTTTCCGTCAAGGATGCCCCAGTAGAGGTCTTCGGGCTTATTGCCTACGGTATCTAAACCGGTCTGAGGCCAATACATAGTCCACGGTCGAATCTTGTAACCGTGGATTCGTGGTCGCATAACCCACTTACGCTCTGCCATGTAGGCAACTTGCGAGTGCGTCCATACTTCAATGAATTGTGAGCGTCCGCTATTTGCGCCTTCCCATTCGGGGAAGTGAGCGTGTATCCATTCGTTGTCGATATCGAAGAAGTGGATAACCCAGCGAGGGTCGTGACCATTATTTGAGTCCCAGATCATCTGCTGAGGATTTACGGCTTTTGTCGTAATAGGCCATTCTGCAGACCTTTTATCCATAGCCTCTTGCAGTTCTTCCTTGTATCGCTGCAGATCGCCCGAATCATCTGGCGGTTCCGGGAAGTTAGACCACCGGTTGCCAATGAACTCAGTTTTCTCCCACGCTATGCCATAAGAAGCCTGATGGAAGTTTACTGTCCGTCTGGTAGGGGTTTCTTGTTCGAGCCGGTGATTGGAGCCACGAAGGAACTTCTCAATCTTTTCTGCTCGTGCCTGACCTCTAGCACCGGGTGGCGGGACGGTTATATCTACGAATGGAGGAGTGATGTGATCGGTCAGGGTCTTTACGATTGAGTGGGCTGTCCCAAGCCTGACCATTGACCCGTTTTCTGTGGTCGGGAAGTCGAATTCACCACGAATGAACTCATCAATAGTTCGGCACTTTTTCCAGAATTTACCGAATCGAGTGCGGCCTGCAGTGACCATTCCCTCAATCCACTGCTCCGTGAGTTTGGGTTCGGCTTGAGGATTTGCTCGTTCTAGCTGAATGGTATCTTCGACATTTTCACGAGTCGGCGGGATAGCAGGTGAAACCATTTTTGCTTACTTTTTAGACTTATTTTTCTTTACAGGTTTCATTTTGCGAGCAGCGGCTGCTGCTTTCTGCCCGGTCTTCGTATACGGATATTTCTTGCCATTCACTTTTGGCATTTATCGAACCTTTTCTGATTCTAAGATTTGATCTATCTCATCGTTGAAAGCGGCATGACGGGCAGATCGTGTAAGTCCAATGAAATCTAACTTTTTAGGCCTGCTAGAGGTGTGGTTCGGCCTTAAAGGCTCCATCCCTCCAGTATTTCTAACAGGTCGCGTACTCAGAGAATACTCTACAGGGTCGCATCCGTACAAGGCCAGAACCTCAGCATCTGCCCAGTCATCATGTACTCCAGAGGAAATCCCAAAGACATGCCCACGATTGGATGTTTCCCTGTGCGTAGTGTCCATGAGTTGAGAACTTAGCTTTGACCAGTAGGCAGGGAAACTGACTTCTTCGTGTTCAAGGGCAATTCGATAAGGCAGGTACAGGTCGTGGTATTTTGCCACCGGTGTGAAGTTGAAGGCGATGACTGGAATTCCCTCAGCCAGCATTTCGTTGTACATGATGTCACGAGCGAATTGGCCTCCCAATCCTGTCGAGTCCATAACGATTTGCTTGAGTCGCCACCTTCGGGCTTCACTACGGATTGTCTCCATCTGAATCGTCCAATCGGTTTTCAGCAGTTCTGTTACTGATACCGACTCACGAGTCTTTCGATTTTTGACTATCAAGACCGTAGCATCATTGCTGCGTCCCAAGTCAAGTCCCGCTATATATTCTTCGCCGTTTTTAGGTGCGTAAAGTTCTTGACCCCTAGCTGCAACATCAACCTTTCGGAAGAAGGCTCCTACGCCTTCGGGCTGGATTGCCATATACAGGCGGTTCCAGTCATCTTCCATCATGGTTTCTTTATCTTCCCTGATTTCTTCTTTCTGGTCTTCAGTTAGAAGTGGGTTGTCGAAGGCTGTCCATGAGAATGATTCTCTTCGACTGTTAGGGGATTCTTTGGCGCGTTTGAAGTTGCGAGCGAACCAGTGGCTTGGCGATACAGGCGGTATTCCTTCAATGAGAGCGCGTCCTGCTCGACCGGGAGAAGAGAGTGTGGGGCGTAGTTTATTCCATCCAATTTCTGCTATTTCCTGTGCTTCGGTGACGTGCAGGAAGTCTAATCCGACTGACTGGAGTGAGTCAGGGTTATCTGCAGATTTGAGTTCCCAGAAGACCACAGGCCGTGGTCGCTGCTTACCGTCACGGCCTCTTAGCCATCGTCCGTTTTTGTCTTTGAAAGCGAGCCACACATGCAGCGCGTCTTCCTTGAAGCCTGACCCTCGGCCTCCCCCAAGTTTGTTATCTCGATATGGATTTGTTTTTGAGACGAGGTGTTCTGGAATGAATGCCTGCATCTCGTTCCAGACCTGATACATCTGTGCCTTAGTGGGGGCAACTGTCCAAACGTGAATAGCAGGAACGAGTCGAGCCTCTTCGGCAGTTTGCAGGGGATGATCTGGGAGTTTGACATATTGGTGAGAAAGGAATTCGATTACCGCAAGGTCTTCTTCCAGAGCAGAGCGTGTCTTACCCCCGCGCCGCCCTGTCTGATTCCATTTGACCTTAGCTTTGGACTTGTGGAGTTTGAGTTGATGTTCGTGTGGGATGTACGGCACGGGCTATTTCTTTTTGCGCTTCTTAGCCTTCTTGTTAGCAGCATCTCTCCGTCTAGCAACAGCGCGACCAGCAGCAGATGTATCTTTCACGCCAGTACTCTTCCCGCCCCTTGCGCTTTTCCTCCCGAATGTTGGCTTCGCAGCAGCAGGCTTCGGTTTATCCTTTACCTGATCGTCAGCCAACATGCGCTTTATATCTGCCCGAATCTTCGCATTTGAGTTCTTTCGGTTTGCAACATGGCTTAAACGGGGATTGAGCAACCCAGAGTCCGTTCTCTCTTTTACGCCGGTGCGACTGCTTCCACGGTCTCTGGAAGCGCGTTCGTCTCTGGCGTTACGGTTGAACTGAGAAATTACGCTCTTTGCCTCAGCATCAGTTAGCCCCATTGTAGATGGGCGAGTTACTGGCTTCGCTACCGCAGTCTTCGGTCGAGACTTAGTCTTCCTACGAGCGTTCTTTTCCCCAGCAGCGTCTGTACTTCCTGACCTTCCTGACTTTCTCAGATAATCGTTCCTGATACGCTTTGCTTCTGCACTTTTTGGCCTTGGCATAATGTCCTATTTTCTGAAATCGCTAATCCACCGTAGGGTGCGGGATGTACGGCATGGCTAGAGCATAGCATCTGAGCCTTCTTCACTGCGTAGAAGCACTTAGGTTCTTCGCACCGTGGGAACTTCGACTTGCCGACGATGAAGGTATCTTGAAA